GTGTGCCACGCACATGAACCACATCACCGTGCTGCACTTCCACATCACCGCTCTCTTCGTATACAAGTCTCATAGTTGATACCCTTTCGTAAATGGGGTGGCTCGCGCCACCCCATATGGTTTAGTCACAGACGATTTGATACTTGTGCTTCTCGACCGTCTCTGTACTGATTACTACTTTGCGACAGGTAGGACTGTCGGACTTGACGTAGGCTGTGATCAGCGCGTCCCACTTGTCAGTGTAGAACCTGAAGTCACGGTTAATCGCCTCGGCATAGTCTTGCGTCTGAAAAGTGCCTTCGAGCTTGTCAGTCTCATTACTCAAATGCTCGATCGCCCACACAAGCTCACGCTGCTTCATACTGTCAAGGTTATACATCCGCACTGAGATGCTAGGCTTGCCAGCGAATACATGAACTACGATCTCACCTGCCTCGCCCACTGCGTAAATCAGTGGCTGAATCAATCTAGTCACCAACGTACGGCACTTGCCGCTCTTCAGTACTGCACGGCGCTCTTTCGCGTAGCGAATGTCAGCTGCCATAGACTCTAATGCTGCGTCGATGATATCGACTGGGGTTTGGATGGTAGACATTGTGTCTTCCCTTTCTATCAAATGAACCGGCACTAATTTCATCCGGTAATTGAATTCTACATGATGGGTGGTATATGTCAAGTTAATTCCGCGCGACCCCACCCCTACCCCACCCCCCAGATATGCGCGATGGTTCCATCGCCGCCGTATACACTAGGAAATGCACCAACAACACAACACTTTTCAAAAACTCGGAACCCCCCTACCGACTTTTCTTTCGCCTAAACAAAAAATATTTCACAAAAATTTTCTAAAACTCAGTTGCTAATTTAACAACCCTTTACATTCTTCCAACACCTGCTATATTCCAGAGAATTCTGTTAGGCCACAGAAAGCCAATATGAATACCCTTATCCCAAACATCGAGGATGACATTCCTCTCCCAGCCTCAGCACTTGAGGCGATGCCCGACCTCACCCCGCAAGAAGAGCTAGATATGCGGGCGCGTACTATTAAGTTAGTTGCTGACCTAAATAACAAGCCAATCGAGCCCTCCGCCGAGCATATGGATCAGGCAAGACAAATCGCACACCAGATGATCCACAACCCTGCCCACAGGCCGGAGTTCGCTAAGTACCCTAATGAAGTCATGGCTTACCTTGCAGGCATGGTGGCTCAAAGCAACTGCATGATCGTTGAAGAACTATCCGATCTGAAACTATATGTAGTTAATAAGTTGGTTGCTGAGATCGAAAACGCCAAAGACCCCAAGGCGCGGATCGCAGCTCTAAAGAGCCTTGGCGAAGTCGATGGTGTGGACGCATTTAAGAAGCGTTCTGAAGTCACCCACAAGGTTCAGAGCTTAGAAGAAGTAGAAAGAGAGCTGATTGAGACCCTAAATATGCTTGAAGATCAGGTTATCGACGTCGAAGTACGCGAAACGGGGGCGGGACTTGGCTCTTGACGCACTAAGACTGTCACCGAGTGACATAAATAAGCTCCGGGCGAAGCTTCCAACGATGCCGGAGAAGCAAAAACGCCGTACTGCTGAGCTTTTAAAGAAGTACAAAGAGGAAGTAACCCGCGAAATCAGCAAAGAAAGCTTCCTTGACTTCGTAAAACACGTCTATCCGGGCTATAAAGTGGGCCCACACCACTATAGACTGGCAAAAATCTTCGAAGATATTGCCGCTGGACACAAAAAACGGGTGATTGTGAACATCGCCCCCCGTCACGGCAAGTCTGAACTCATTTCTTACCTCGCTCCCGCATGGTTTTTGGGTAAATATCCCCAAAAGAAGGTCATTATGGCCTCTCACACGGCTGATTTGGCGGTGCAGTTCGGTCGTAGGGTGCGAAATCTTGTCGGATCGGAGACATACCATGACGTTTTTCCGCAGATTGAACTACAGGCGGACTCAAAGAGTGCGTCAAGATGGGGAACGAACTTCGGAGGAGAGTATTTCGCCATTGGGGTGGGTGGTGCTCTGGCTGGGCGGGGTGCTGATCTATTTATTATTGACGACCCCCACTCTGAGCAAGAGGCAAAACTGGGACGACCAGAGGTGTTTCTACCTGCATGGGAGTGGTTCCAGTCAGGGCCAATCCAGCGTCTTATGCCGGGTGGGGCGATTATCGTAGTGATGACCAGATGGAGCAAACTTGATCTCACTGGACAAATTATCACGCAAATGGAGCGCAGCGAGGATGTGGATCGCTGGGAAGTGGTGGAGTTCCCGGCAATCGACGAAAACGATCAAGCTCTCTGGCCTGAATTCTGGCCGGTTGAAGAGTTGCTGGCGAAAAAGGCATCACTGGATATTCGCTACTGGAATGCACAGTACATGCAGCAACCGACGTCAGAAGAGGGAGCGCTTATAAAGCGTGAGTGGTGGCAGATGTGGGAGAAGGATGACCCACCACAGTGCGAATTCGTAATTATGTCGCTTGATGCGGCACAAGAAGCAAACAACCGGTCTGACTTCAACGCCTTAACAACGTGGGGCGTGTTCTACAACGAGGAAGTCAATAACTACAACATCATTCTCTTGAACTCAATCAAGAGGCGTATGGAGTACCCCGATCTAAAAGAGTTGGTGTTGGAAGAGTATCGGGAATGGGAGCCAGACTCGTTCATTGTTGAAAAGAAGTCTTCTGGCTCCGTGTTGTACCAAGAGATGCGGCGTATGGGTGTGCCAGTACAAGAGTTCACACCGGGCAAAGGACAAGACAAGATTTCCCGCGTAAACGCAGTCTCTTCACTGTTTCATAGCGGTATTGTGTGGGCACCTCAGAGGCGATGGGCGATGGAGGTGATCGAAGAATGCAACGACTTCCCATCAGGCATTAATGATGACTTGGTTGACTCGACTACGCTGGCTCTACTACGTTTCCGGCAAGGTGGGTTCATTAGACTACATAACGACGAACCTGAAGAAATTCAGCTGTTCAAGTCGAAGCGCAACCGCGCTTACTATTAAGGATAGATCATGAGTATCGAGAAGGGTTTATACGCGGCCCCTATGGGTTTAGAGCAGGCAGAGATGGAGCCTGATTTAGAAATTGAGATTGAAGACCCTGAAGAAGTGACGTTGCGCACTGATGGGCTAGAGATTGAGATCGACCCAGAAGAAGCCCCAGAAGACGAGTTTGAGATGAACTTGGCAGAAAACCTGCCAGAGTCCGTGCTGTCTTCACTTGCCAGTGAGTTGATTGAGGAGTACGAGGAAGACCTATCCAGCCGTAAAGACTGGATACAGACGTACGTTGATGGCCTTGACCTTTTGGGGATGAAGCTTGAAGAACGGACAGAACCTTGGGCGGGTGCTTGTGGAGTTACACACCCTCTTCTCTCAGAAGCACTCGTCAAATTCCAGTCGGAGACGATCATGGAAACTTTCCCGGCTGCTGGGCCGGTTAAGACGAAAATTATCGGTAAAGAGACTACTGAAAAGAAAGAGGCTTCTGAGCGCGTCAGAGACGACATGAACTACCGACTTACCGAAGAGATGCCTGAATACCGGCCTGAACATGAACGCATGTTATGGGGCTTGGGGCTCTCAGGTAATGCGTTTAAGAAAGTGTACTACGACCCGTCCCTCGGACGGCAGACATCGATCTACGTTCCTGCTGAAGATGTTGTTGTGCCGTACGGTACGTCAAGTCTAAGAACAGCAGAGCGTGTAACTCACGTGATGCGCAAGACCGAGAACGAGGTTAGAAAGCTGCAAGTTGACGGCTTCTATCGTGATGTTGATCTTGGCGACCCAATCGATACATACGGCGAAATTGAGAAGAAGATCGCTGAGAAGATGGGCTTTAGGATCACGACCGACAGCCGCTATCGCCTACTTGAGATGCAGGTTGATCTTGACTTGCCCGGCTATGAAGATGAGAACGGCATTAAGTTGCCATACATTGTAACCATAGATAAGTCGTCACAAGAAGTTTTGGCGATTCGTCGCAACTGGAAACCCACCGACAAGCTAAGAAACAAGCGGGCTCACTTTGTTCACTATGGCTACATCCCCGGCTTCGGTTTCTATTGCTTCGGATTTATCCACTTGATCGGAGCGTATGCGAAGAGTGGCACGTCTATTCTCCGTCAGCTTGTTGATGCAGGCACTCTGTCTAACCTGCCGGGTGGCTTGAAAACACGTGGTATGCGTGTCAAAGGCGACGATACACCGATCTCTCCGGGCGAATTTAGAGACGTAGATGTACCGAGCGGTGCGATACGCGACAACATTTTGCCGCTGCCATACAAAGAGCCGAGTCAAGTTTTGGCTGGATTGATGAATCAGATCATCGAAGAAGGCCGCAGGTTCGCTAATGCAGCCGAGTTGCAAGTGAGTGATATGAGTGCGCAAGCACCCGTAGGCACGACACTAGCGATTCTAGAAAGAACCCTAAAGATCATGTCGGCGGTGCAGGCACGGATTCACTACTCGATGCACGAGGAGTTCCGCCTGTTAAAAGAGATCATTCGTGATTTCACGCCGCCGGACTATGACTACGAGCCGGTTGATGGGGATCGTCGCATCAAGCAGAGTGATTATGATCAGGTGGATGTGATTCCGGTCAGTGATCCGAACGCTGCAACGATGAGTCAGAAGGTTGTGCAGTACCAAGCGGTACTACAGCTGGCACAAACAGCACCACAACTATATGACATGCCACTACTGCACAGACAGATGCTGGATGTGTTGGGCATTAAGAACTACACCAAGTTAGTACCTACAGAGGATGACACGCGTCCGCGTGATCCGATTACAGAGAACCAGAACGTCTTGATGGGTAAGCCTGTCAAAGCGTTTCTGTATCAGGATCATCAAGCGCATATCGCTGTTCACATGGGCGCGATGCAAGACCCGAAAGTACAGCAGCTAGTTGGTCAGAACCCACAGGCTCAGATGATTCAAGCCGCAATGATGGCGCATATTAATGAGCACGTGGGCTACGAGTATCGCAAGCAGATGGAAGCAACGATGGGCATTACTCTTCCGAACTACGAAGAGAACGAGGACATCGAGATTCCAAAGGATATGGAGGTACGCATCTCCCAAGCCGCAGCCCAAGCTACACAACAGCTTGTACAGCAGCACATGGCTGAAGCCCAACAACAGCAGGCTCAACAGCAGATGCAAGACCCAATTATCCAAATGCAGATGCAGGAGTTGCAGATCAAGCAGGCAGAAGTTCAGCGCAAGATTGCTAAAGACCAAGCGGACGCAGCCGCGCGGGATAAGCAGTTGCAGATCGAGCTTGAGCGGATTAATGCTCAGAAGGAGATCGCTGGGGCAAATATGGCAATCAAGGTTGAGTCTGATCGTATGCGGGTTAACAAGCAGCAGGAGTCCGAGGGCTTTAGAGCAGCTTTAGACCTAGGTAAGCAACGAATGCAGCAGAAAGGGAGAGTAAATGAACGCAATAGAAGCGGCGATTAAAGAACTAAGGGAGCGTCGGGCACAACTTTCCGACGCGTTAGCCAACAAAGCGGCTAAGTCCTTTGATGAGTATCAATTTATCTGCGGTGAAATCCGAGGTCTCACCGCAGTTGAGACGTACCTTTTAGACCTCGCAAAAAGAATGGAGCATGAAGATGACTGAACTAGCCATCGCTACAGAAAGCGGTGAAGTATCAACACTGCCGGAAACAGCAGAAGAGAAGGCTACACAACTGCCACAACCTTCTGGCTACCACATTTTGGTAGCAATCCCTGAGATCGAAGCTAAATACGATAGCGGGATTATTAAGGCAGACTCAACCATGCACTATGAGGAAGTCCTTAGCACGGTCTTTTTTGTCGTGAAGATGGGGCCAGATTGCTACAAAGACGCAAGCCGATTCCCTAGTGGGCCGTGGTGTAAAGAGGGCGACTTTGTCCTCGCACGCCCGAACAGCGGCACCCGTTTGAAGATTCATGGTCGGGAGTTCCGCCTGATCAACGATGACTCAATCGAGGGCGTTGTGGATGACCCACGCGGTATTTCACGAGCATAAGGAGGATATATGGACAAGAACGAGTACAAGTTCCCCGATGAGACCGAGGAAACTACGGCAGAAGTTGAGGGCGAGGATGATGAGTTTGTCGTCGAGATTGAAGACGATACGCCCGAAGAAGACCGTGGTAAGGAACCCCTCCCTAAAGATATAGTTAACTCACTGGAAGCCCCAGAAGAAGGCGGCGAGTACCCTGAAGAAGTAATTGTCAAGTTTAAGCAGTATAAAAAGGCTTGGCATGATGAGCGTCGGGAGAAGGAAGCTGCGTTCCGTGAGCAAGAAGAAGCTCTACGGATAGCTCAAAGCATCCTTGAGGAAAATAAACGTCTTAAAGAGACCCTTTCCTCTGGTGAACAGGAGTACATCGCAACGGTCAAAGCGGCAGCTGAAACCGATGTAGAGGTTGCAAAAAGGAACTACCGGGAGGCTTACGACTCAGGTGACGCTGAGAAGTTAGTTGAGGCACAGGCGGCTCTAGTGGATGCGTCCTTGAAGTTGGATCGCACAAGAAACTTTAAACCCACTTTACAAGAGCCCGAAACTGAGGTACAACTCCCGCAAATTCGGCAGGAACAAAAGCCAGCCGACCCGAAATTCGCAGATTGGCAGCGCCGTAACTCTAATTGGTTCAATAAGGACGAGGAGATGACGGACGCAGCGATGGGACTGCACAAGAAGTTGTATCGTGAGTACGGCGCAGAATATCTCGGTACTGACGATTACTACAAACGCATCGACGAAACGATGCGCAGGCGGTTCCCAGAAGCCTTTAATGAAGAAGTTGAGCCACAGAAGCCTCAACCTAAAAGTAAGCCGAGCACCGTTGTAGCATCAGCTAAGCGGAGTACGGCTCCGAAGCAGGTTCGGCTAACGAAGACACAAGCAGCGTTAGCTAAGAAGTTCAAACTGACTCCGGAGCAATACGCCCGAGAAGTCCTTAAATTACAAGGGAGCTGATCATGAGCGAAAATCGTCTTACTAGAGAATTGGAAAACCGTACGCAACAGGAACGCCCCAAGCAGTGGGCACCTGCGGAATTACTGCCGGAACCTGATAAACAGCCCGGTTTTGCGTACAGGTGGATTCGTGTCTCGACTATGGACAAGGCCGATCCCCGTAACCTCTCAGCGAAGTTGCGTGAGGGTTGGGAGCCTGTGAAAGTGTCTGAGCAACCAAAGTTTCAACTGCTAATCGATCCAAATAGTCGCTTTAAGGACAATATTGAGATTGGTGGGCTGGTGCTTTGCAAGACGCCGCAAGAGTTTGTAGCACAGCGTAATGAATATTATGCGAACCAAACTCAAGCGCAAACGACTGCAATTGACAACAGCTTTATGCGGGAAAGCGATTCGCGGATGCCTCTTTTCTCTGAGAAGAAATCCTCGACATCGTTTGGTAAAGGCTAACCTTTTAAAATTTTTGGAGCTTAATTATGGCTTATCCTACTGTAAGTGCCCCTTACGGCCTACAGCCAATCAATCTGATTGGTGGTCAGGTCTTCGCAGGCGCAACTCGTCAGTTGCCTATTACTGCTACCCCCGGTAACGGTGGCGGTTCGATTAACTACAACACCCCTATTTACTACGGTGATGTGGTTCAGTTGAGCCAAGCAAATAGCACAATCATCATCTCGACTCTGGATACCGATACTTCGCCAGTCGCTGGCGTTGTTGGCGTGTTCCTCGGTTGCACCTACACTAACCCTGTGACCAAGCAAAAGACCTTCAGCCAGTTTTGGCCCGGTTTTGCGTCTGGCGTGCCAGATGCGTATGCGTACGTTGCGGATGATCCCGACCAGCTTTACAAAGCTGTTTCGGTTGGCAACACCATTAATACCACTGGTCTGGTTATTAGCGCCGTGTCTCAAGTCGTTGTGGGCAATAACGCCACTCTGATTCTGAACTCGCCTAATACCCTTTCTGGTAATTCAAAGACTGGTGTGTTTGCCAATGCGGTAAGCACTTCTCTGCCACTGCGAGTAGTTGACGGTGTTCCTGACACTGCAACTGCAAACGGTTACACCGAACTGATTGTCAAGTTTAACTTTGGCTATCATTCGTACAACAACGCCACTGGCGTAGCATAAGGAGCTTAAATCATGGCTATTTCACGCGCACAACTACTGAAAGAGCTGCTCCCCGGCCTGAACGCCCTGTTCGGTCTGGAGTATGCCCGCTACGGCGAAGAGCACAAGGAAATCTACGAAACCGAGACTTCCGAGCGTTCGTTTGAAGAAGAAACCAAGCTGTCTGGCTTTAGTGCCGCACCGGTTAAGAACGAAGGTTCTGCAATCGCGTACGACAATGCACAAGAAGCATGGACTGCTCGCTACAACCACGAAACCATTGCTCTGGGTTTCTCGCTGACCGAAGAGGCCATCGAAGATAACCTGTATGACAGCCTGTCGGCTCGTTATACCAAGGCTCTGGCTCGTGCTATGGCTTACACCAAGCAAGTTAAGGCGGCTAACGTCCTGAACAACGGCTTCTCGTCGTCCTATCCGGGCGGTGACAATGTCTCCCTGTTCAACGCTAACCACCCACTCGTCTCCGGTGGCACCAACTCGAACATCCCAGCTACTGCTGCTGACTTGAACGAAACTTCGCTGGAAAACGCTGTGATTCAAATCGCTGCGTGGACTGACGAACGTGGTCTGCTGATCGCTGCTAAGCCGAAGAAGCTGATTGTTCCTCCTGCTCTCCAGTTCGTTGCTACTCGTCTGTTGGAAACCGAACTCCGCGTCGGCACTAACGACAACGACATCAACGCTCTGAAGAACAATGGTTCGATCCCAGAAGGCTATACGATCAACCACTTCTTGACCGACACAAACGCATGGTTCCTGACCACTGACGTTCCAAACGGCATGAAGCACTTTGTTCGTAGCCCGCTGGCTAACTCGATGGACGGTGACTTTGATACCGGCAACGTCCGTTACAAGGCTCGTGAGCGTTATTCGTTCGGCTGGTCTGACCCGCTGGGCATGTACGGCTCGCAAGGCGCGTAATAGAAAGGGGGGCTTTACGGCCCCCCTTTTTAGGTATATAAATGCAGTAAATCCGGGGGAATTCCCGGCGCTTACGAACAGGCCCCCCGCCTGACGACATGCAGATCGTTTGCGCTTAACTCGCATGTGAGGACAACTCAAATGGCACTATCTACCACCCAAAGTATTTGGCGTTCGGGCGGCGGCGATCAGACTCGCACCGCGTACTGTGGCTCCGGCGTAATGGCTGCTGAGTTCTACATCGCTGATGCTTCCCCAGCTACCGCTGGCACTAACGTCGCTATTTCTTCGGCTTCTGGCGCTCCTGCTCTGGTTCTCCCGGCTGGCGCAGTTATTCTGTCCGTAGTGATTACTGACGCTGGCACAGGTACTTGTGACCTTGGCGCGACCGGCTATAACTCCGGCACTGCTGACAACAACTTCTTTGCCTCTGGCTTGGCTGTTTCGGCATTGGGCGTTATCACTTCTGGTTTGACTTTTGCACCATCGACTGAACTGTCGTACGTGACTGTTACCGATAATACTTCGGGCGCAGGTACCGTCGCTGGTTACATCACCTACTTCGTTGCTGATCCGCTGGTAGGCCAGCAGAACGTCTAATTGAGGAGCCTGTTATGGCGATGCAATACGACGTAAAGTCATTCCACGCGACAAGCTCTTCGCTTGCGTACGCGGATCGTACCCGGTTGAAGGGCATAGTTATTTCGCCCTCAACTTCGACGACGTTTAACTCATGCGTGGTTGATACTGTTGGGGCGCTGTCGGGTACGTACGACATTCCGGGGTCAACGACTTGCACAGTTACCATCGCTAATCATGGGCTTTCCAATGGCGATACGGTGGGTCTTAACTTCACTAGTGGTACAGCGGTAGACGATTCGTACGAAGTATCAAACGTAACAACGAACACGTTTACTGTAACCACAGCGAGTTTGACCACCAGCGGTAACGTGACGATGTACCCGAAGGTGCTTGTCGAGTTGGATTGTTCTTCGGGTACGGCGTTTTACACGTTGATTCCGGGCGAAGGCGTTCTTGCGCAAGGCGGTCTGTTTTGCTTGTTGCCGTCTACCACGGTAACGATGACTATTTTTTACGGGTAGCGCCATGATGCAAACAGACGTTAAGTCCGCCCGTGCAGCAGGTACTGGACTGTTGGTAACGCAGATTCCCGTACGGCTGAAGTCGATCACGGTGACAAGTGCAACCGCGTCTTTAAGGACTACCTGTATATGTGACCCAACAGAGCAGAAGTCTGGGACATACAGCCGTACAAGCCCGAGTGCCACGATTACTGTGACCATTACAGATCACGGCCTTGAGACTGGAGATCGGGTATTTCTAGACTTTACGTCTGGCGCGGGACGGGACGGTGCGTACACAATCACAAAGACGGGTGCAAACACGTTTACTTGTGCAGATGCGCCGACTACGACCACAAGCGGTAACGTCACGATGTATAGCAGTATTGCGCTAGAAATTGATACTTTTAATACGATTGGCCTACCTGTACTGATCCCCGGCGAAGGTATCTACTGCCCTAACGGTATCTTTGTGGGTTGTGGCTCATCGGTAACTGCGACGGTGTTCTATGGCTAAGACTCCAGCATGGCAGCGCAAGGAAGGTAAGTCCGAGAAGGGCGGCTTAAACGCCAAAGGACGTGCTTCGTATAACGCAGCCAATCCGGGGAAGCCCGGTCTAAAAGCCCCCCAGCCGGAAGGCGGGGCTAGGAAGAAGTCATTCTGTGCCCGTATGTCAGGCATGAAGAAAAAGCTGACTTCAGCTAAGACCGCGAACGACCCGAATAGCCGTATTAATAAATCACTTAGAGCATGGAAGTGCTGACATGGATGGCTTTGTCGTCGCCATTTTGTTGGCAATCTGGAACCTGCTTATTACTATCGTAATGGGTTTAACTGCTGTGGTACACAAGCAGTACAAGGAACGGATGAAGGAACAAGGGGATGAGCTTGCAAGAGTCACCATCCTGATTAACAAGACCCGTGAGGAAATCGCACGGGAAACCGCAACTAAGGCGGAAGTAGAGCGAGTAACGGATCACATAGATCAGCGGTTCAATCGGCTGGAGACCAAGATAGACCAGCTAATTGAGTCCCACCGGAGAGTACTGTGAAAAAGAAAACCAGAAAGTTTGCCAGTGGCGGCGACATCCTGAACACCATAGGCGCGGGTATGCTCGGCTATGCCCTATATAAGAAGCTGAAGGGCGAGGGTGGGGAGGATAAGGACGAAAAAGGCAGTGTCCCGACTGATAAGAGCGATTATTCTGGGAAGAATAGAAGCACGCTTGGGGACGAGAAAAAAGTAGACGAAGCCGCAAGAAAACGTGCGGAAGCCGTGTCGAAAGGCCGTCCTGAACTTATCCCTGAAGACGCCGATGAAGCAGTAATGCGTAGTGATAACTACCCTACGCCAAAGCCAAAGCCAAAGCCTGCGGTTAAGAAGCCTACAGCAGCTACAACCCCGGCTAAGAAAGCGTCTACTGCTAGTGAATCTTCTAACACTACGCCTTCTACTTACTACACCCCTCCGCCTAAGAAACCTACCGTGTCTAGCTCGGGGGTAAAGGGTACTCAATCCGTTGGTGAGACCTTAGGCATGATTAAACCGGGGGAAGCTAAAGGCACACAGACTCTTGGCGAGCGTATCAAGGGCTCTATTGATTCGGCTGGTAAAAGCGTGGTGCGTACTCCACAGCAACGTATGGCTGATGCTGCACGGGAAGTCGAAGCGCGGCGTAAGCGCGAAGCCGAGGGCATGAGAAAAGGCGGCGCAGTCAAGAAGTACGCATCTGGCGGCTCGGTAAGTTCAGCGTCCAAGCGTGCTGATGGTATCGCACAGCGCGGCAAGACTCGCGGGAGGGTTCTGTAATGCCTATGGAAAACGAAATTGAAAACGCTCGTAGAGATGCACTCGTAAAGAAAGAATACGAGGAGTACGAGAAACAGTTAAAGAAAGAGCGCGCGGAGAATGAAGCCCCGCGCAAAAGCATTCGTGAGGCATTACTCGGGATTGGTTTAAAGATGGCGCCTTCAAAGCCGCCTGTAAAAGAAAAAGAAAAGAGTGCTGCGGAATCAGCTGGCAAAGCTGCACTTGAAAGTTTAAAAAAATCCAAGGAAAGCGGCATGAAAGCTGGCGGCAAAGTTAGTTCAGCGTCGGCTCGTGCTGATGGCATTGCCCAGCGCGGCAAAACACGTGGGAGAATTTGCTAATGAAAGAGAAACTACACTACGACGACAAGGGCTCTACTTTTAAAGAAGCCTTTGCCGAAGCTCGCAAAGAGGGTAAGAAGACTTTTGAGTGGAACGGTGAGAAGTACAACACCAAGATGAAAGAAAAAGCTAAAGGCCCGGATGAGTCCGAAGCCGAGAGCAAGCGGCTTTCACGCGAAGAGTCCTCCGCCAAAGTTAAGTCTGACAAAGAAAAAGAAGACAGCGATAAGCGTTCTCGTGGCGTAACAGCTGGCCTTGCTAGTACCGGTGTAGCTCTTGGTGCGGCAGCAGCACTTAGCGGGATGAAGCGGTCTGAGCAAGAGCGTAAAGAACGTGCACTTGCTAAAGGCAAAGAAGAGCGCAGCATGAGGTCTCCAGTGCGTAGTATCAGCACAGAAGAAGCAGCTTGGGAAGGCGAAGGCGGAAGAGCGTTCCGTAAAGGCGGCAAGGTGTCTTCTGCTTCCAGCCGTGCAGATGGTATTGCTCAGCGTGGTAAGACCAAAGGAAGGATTTGCTAATGCCAGCTAAATCTGCCAAACAGGAAAGATTCATGCAAGCAGTGGCGAATAACCCGAAGTTCGCAAAGAAGGTCGGCGTCCCTGTAACCGTGGGACAAGAGTTCACTAAATCAGGAGGCGGTGAGATGAAAGAGTCAAAAGCAATGGTCAAGAAGGAGATCGGCTTCATGAAGAAGAAGGGTGCTCCTAAGTCCATGATCAAGCACGAGATGAAAGAAGCTGGCATGAAGAAGATGGCAAAGGGCGGCTACGCTTCCGGCGGTATGCCGATGGTCATGAAGGATGGTCAGAAAGTGCCAGCTTTTGCTGCTGATGGTAAGGGCAAGATGGCAAAAGGCGGTATGGCTGCATCGAAGATGGGCACTGTTAAAACCGCTGCTCCTAGCAAAGATGGTGTTGCTGTTAAAGGCAAAACCAAGGGCAAGCAGATTGTCATGGCTGGTGCCAAAGGTATGCGTAAGGGCGGGTACTGCTAATGATGGCCTCTCGCGGCATGGGTGCAATTAACCCTTCCAAGATGCCCGGTGCAAAGAAGAAAAAGCGCCGGGATGACACCGACTTTACGCAGTACAAAGAAGGCGGGAAGGTTAATGCTGCTGGTAATTACACCAAGCCCGGTCTACGTAAGAAGATCGTGAGCCAAGTGAAAGCCGCAGCCACGCATGGCACGGGTGCAGGTCAATGGTCAGCACGTAAAGCGCAGTTGGTGGCGAAGAAGTACAAAGCCGCTGGCGGCGGGTACAAGGACTAGTATGAAAGCCCCGCAACAATCGCTTAAAAACTGGGGGGATCAGAAATGGCGCACAAAGAGTGGCAAGCCATCCTCAAAGACTGGCGAAAGGTACCTGCCAGAAAAAGCGATCAAGGCGTTAAGCCCAGCGGAGTACGCAGCAACGACCAAGGCAAAGCGGGCGGGGAAGAAAGCGGGAAAGCAGTTCGTAGCACAACCCAAGAGCATCGCAAAGAAAACAGCGGGGTTTAGGTAATGGCCTTTACAACCAACACAACAGCGTTCAACCCTGACCTCAACGAAATATTCGAAGAGGCGTTTGAGCGTTGTGGCTTAGAGTTGCGCACGGGCTATGATTTTCGTACCGCACGGCGTAGTCTGAACTTCCTGATTGGCGAGTGGGCTAACCGGGGCATTAACCTGTGGACTATTGAGCAGGGCTCGATCAACTTGGCGCAGGGAGTGACTACCTATGATCTACCTATTGATACCGTTGATCTGGTTGAACATGTTATTCGCACTGATTCCGGACAGGGCCCTAACCAGACGGATTTGAACATCACCCGTATCTCGGTCTCGACCTACTCGACTATCCCAAACAAGCTGGCACAGGGGCGTCCGATTCAGGTCTGGATTAACCGTCAGTCGGGGCAGCAAGTCGGGTCGAACGTAGCGATCCCAAAAAATCCACAGATTAATGTGTGGCCTGCGCCGGATCAGGGAACGACTTTGAACCCGTACTATGTGTTCTACTACTGGCGGTTGAAGCGTATTTACGATGCCGGTACCGGCACGAACGTGATCGACATCCCGTTCCGCTTCCAGAACTGCTTGGTAGCAGGATTGGCATATATGTTGGCAGTTAAGAAGCCAGAAGTTGACCCGGGACGTATTCAAGCGTTGAAGATGATGTACGACGAGGCTTGGGACTTGGCGGCGGGCGAAGACCGTGAGAAGGCGGCTGATCGACTTGTTCCACGTGAAATGTTCTTCTAATGGGCAATAGGTTTTCTAGTGCGAAAAACTCGATTGCGGAATGTGACCGCTGCGGGTTTCGCTACAAGTTAAAAGAGCTGAAAAAGCTGACGATCAAGACCAAGCAGGTTACGATTAAGGTATGTCCTACGTGTTGGGAACCGGATCAGCCACAGTTGCAGTTAGGTATGTATCCGGTGCAAGACCCACAGGCAGTGCGGGAGCCACGTCGGGACAACAGCTATTTGCAGTCTGGCTATACAGGTTTGCAGTTGACGTTGAATACCGACTTTGGTGACCCGTCGGGCGGTAGTAGGGTTTTTCAGTGGGGCTGGGCACCGGTTGGTGGCTCAAGTGGTAGCGATGCAGGGCTGACACCAAATGCTTTAACGTCCCCCGCACAGATAGGCAGTGTAACAATCTCGTAGGAGTAGATATGGACAGCATGAAGAAAGTAGCCAAGACGGAAGCTAATAAGGCCGTCAAAGGGCACGTAGAGCGGATGCACAAAGGTATGGCTAAAGGCGGCGTGACTGGCGAAGCTATGCGGAAAATGGGCCGTAACATGGCCCGTGCGATGAACCAGAAGTCTTCGGGAAGAGGCCGATAATGGAAAAGATCAAACCATCTCCGCACAAAGCCGAAGTCAAGAATCAGACCGGCACTGAGTACACCAACGAGATGAATATCGGTGGTGGCGTCGTTACTAAAGGTAACTACAAAGAGACCAAGACGACCGGCATAAAGATTCGTGGCACGGGTGCTGCGACTAAGGGTGTAATGGCAAGAGGCCCGATGGGTTAATCATGACGTACAACGAGCTTTTCATTGCGGTCAAGAACTACCTGCAAAACGACTTTCCAACGAATACTTGGACGGACGTAGCAGGGACTGGCGTTACCCCGTCTGATGGTACAGATCAGATAAACCTGTTCATTACGCAAGCTGAAGAGCGCGTTTATAACACGGTGCAGATTCCTGCACTCCGCAAGAACGTCACGGGGGTTACCACTGGCGGTAATCAATACTTGTCTTGCCCGACTGACTTCTTGTCGGTCTTCTCGATGGCGGTGATTGACGGTAGCGGCAACTATGAGTACCTGTTGAACAAGGATGTTAACTTCATCCGTGCGGCGTACCCGAACCCAACTACCACGGGCATTCCAAAGTACTACGCGCTATTTGGCCCGACCGTTGCGTCCAGCGTTATTTCGGATGAGCTGAGTTTTATTCTTGGCCCGACTCCGGATACTCTCTACAACGTAGAGCTGCACTATTACTATTACCCAGAGTCGATTACTGTTGCGGCTGATGGTCGTACATGGCTTGGTGACAGCTACTCGCCGGTACTGCTGTATGGCACTTTGGTTGAGGCGTACACCTTCTTAAAGGGCGAAGCCGACATGGTTGCTCAGTACGAAAAGAAGTACCAAGAGGCTATGGGTCAACTCAATCGTCTGGGTACAGGTCTGGAGCGTGGCGATGCGTACCGCGACGGTCAGGCAAAGATTAAGGTGAATCCGTAATGGCGATTCAACAGGGACTGACAAACAGCTTCAAACAAGAGATGCTCCAAGCAGGGCAGAACTTGGCGACCGACACGCTAAAGATGGCGTTGTATACGGCATTTGCTGATATTGGTCAGTTGACCACGGTGTACACCACATCTAATGAAGTAACCGGTACAGGTTATGTAGCTGGTGGCGTGACCATGACGGGCGTAACTATTAGCACAGATACGACGGGCCCCAACGCTGGTACGGTGTATGTGGACTTTGCTGATGTGTCATGGCCCGGTGCTAACTTTGAGGCTCGTGGTGCTTTGATCTACAACACCACCCGCAGTAACAAGACCGTAGCAGTACTGGACTTTGGTTCAGACAAGACTTTTACTTCAACTAACAACACCGTCACCATGCCCGCGAATACGGCAACGACGGCACTAATTCGTTTTCCTTAAAGAGGTTATTATGCTTATCGCAAAGTCCGCAGGTATAGACAACGTAAGCTCGACACTAACTGCACGTACTGGCGTTTCAGATGGTATGAGAGCAGGTGGGGTATTCCACGTACAGTGCCTAGATAAAGATGGTAACTTGAAGTGGGAAACAACCGAGCATAACCTTGTGGTGAACGAGGGACTGCAAAATATGAACACCCAGTATTTCAAAGGGTCAACGTACTCGGCGTCTTTCTTTCTCGGCCTTATCACAGGCCCCGGCTCGGGTACCACGTTTGCTGCGGCAGACACGCTTGCATCAAAGGCATGGACAGAGTTCACCGATTATTCCGGCTCTCGTAAGGCGGTTACGTTTGGTACGGCAACGACCGCAGACCCATCCGTCATCAGTAACTCCGCTTCCCCTTCTTCATTCACTATCTCTGGTGCTGGCGGTACGGTTGCCGGGGCTTTCCTTTGCACGGTGTCTAGCGGTACGTCGGGTGTCTTGTTCTCGGAATCAGACTTTCAATCTCCGGGCGACCGCGTTGTTGTAGCGGGCGATACGCTTAACGTGACTTATACATTTAGTCTTGACGCTGCGTAAACCGTGTTTGCTGACGCTCCCTACGCAGCAGCGCCATTTGCTGCCCTCGGGTCGGCGGGGGCTGTATTTAATAGCGATATAGTAGAGTCGGTTGCTGCGGCAGAAGTAGTGTCGGCAGAAGCAAACTTCACACCAAATGCCATTGAGAATGCGGTTGGGTCAGATAGCGTATTAGTAGCTGCATCAAGTTTTGGTGTAACTATTACGGAGGGGGCGGGAGCTGCTGATGTAGTTTCCGCGCTAGTTACTATTGCAGCTTCGGTTGTAGAAGCCGTAGGCGGGACGGATGCAGTCAGTGCGTTAGCAGTTTTTGAAACTGCGGTACTTGAGGCGGCGACTACAGACGAAATAGTTAGCGCGATTGTAGATTTTGCAGTCACTATTTCAGAAGCGGCGACTGCTGCGGATAGCATAGTTGGTGGGTTGCTTTATACAGCGACTGTAAGTGAGCTGTGCAGTGCGCTGGATACGGTTTTTGCAAACGGCATACTCAACGCGGCGGTAGTAGACAGCGCCACTGGGCTTGATTCTATTAGTGCGACGGCGTCTATATCAGTATTTGTCTTAGAAAATAGTGCGGGGTTAGATAGCGTATTAGTAGCTCCCTCCACGTTTAATGCGGCTATAAGTGAGGGTACTAGCGCCCTTGCGGTTGTATTGGCGTCTGCGGCGTTTATTGCAGTAGTGACTGAAGGTGCTGTAGCGGCAGATCAGATCGTTGCAAGGTATCTGTGGGAGCTTATTAATGACGCGCAGGTACCTAACTGGGGGGATATAAACAATAACCAGACCCCTGTATGGGCAGCAATTGATAACGACCAAACAATTAATTGGGCCGCATTAAACACAGCTTCAACTCCCGGTTGGACGGTAATATACGATGAGCAGACCGCCTCGTGGCAAGTTATAAGTACGCAGGGTTAAAAAATGGCGCTTATAGTTAAAGATAGAGTTCAGGAAATAACTACTACGGTAGGTACCGGTACCCTGACGCTCGGTGGCGCGGTTCTCGGGTTTCAATCCTTTGCTGCAATAGGTAACGGAAATACAACTTACTACGCCATCAACGACCCGGTAACCGGCGACTGGGAAGTGGGTATTGGTACGTATACCTCATCGGGTACGACGCTCTCTCGTGATACGGTATTGTCTTCAAGTAGTAGTGGGTCGCTCATACCCTTTGCGTCTGGGACTAAAAATGTATTCTGTACGTATCCGTCAGAGCGTTCTGTATATCGGGACACGGCAAATACGTACACAGTTCAGCAAGCCTTTGACGCAATCACAGCAAACTCAATCGCACTGACCACGGGGACAATTACTACAACCCCAACCTCCAACACAGACATTGTTAACAAGGAATACGCTGACGCCATTGCATCTGGCATTCACTTCCACGAAGCGGTTGGGTATGCAACTACCGCAGCGTTGCCTGCTGTCACATACAACAACGGAACGGCTGGAGTAGGAGCCACACTTACGGCAAACGCTAACGGAGCTTTGACCGTTGACAGCTATACGTTTACTTCGCCTGCGGATAACGGCACACGTATCCTAATCAAAGATCAAGCAAATGGCGCTGAGAATGGTGTTTATACGTTAACTCAGGCGGGCAACTCATCGCCCGGTGCGCCGTTTATTCTGACTCGCGCTACAGATTTTGATACCGTCGGAACTGGGGTTGACCAGATTGACGAGGGTGATTTTTTCTTAGTGACTGGCGGTACTGCGAACATCAACACCGCTTGGGTACAGCAGACTGCGCCTCCGATAACTATTGGTACGACGCCGATTATTTTCCAGCAGTTTTCCGCGCCGATTACCTACACGGCAGGGACAGGGTTAAACGAATCCCCATCATTTACATTTAATATTGCCAACACAGGCGTATCTGCCGCCACGTACGGTTCGGCATCTCAAGTTCCAGTCTTTGCGGTTAATGCGCAGGGGCAGATAACAACAGTCACCGACACAGCGATTGCCATTTCGGCGGCAGCGGTCTCAGGTTTAGCGGCGTCGGCTACTACGGATACTACGAACGCAAATAACATTACTTCAGGCTCTTTAGGTACGTCTCGACTGTCTGGCTCATACACAGGCGTCACTGGAGTAGGTACGTTAACGGCGGGTACGTGGAACGCTAATACGATTGCGGCGATATACGGCGGTACGGGGCTGACTTCTTTCACCGCTGGCGACCTGATTTATGCAAACTCTTCTACGACGCTGGCTAGTTTGGCTGACGTGGCGGTGGGTAATGCACTTATTTCTGGCGGTGTTAGTGCTGATCCTAGCTGGGGCAAAATTGGTTTAGCTACGCATGTAGATGGCACACTTCCTGTCGCAAATGGTGGTACTGGGGTAACGTCTTCTACAGGCAGTGGGTCAGTAGTGTTATCTAATAGCCCTGCACTAGTAACGCCCGCGTTGGGTACGCCTGCATCCGGCGACCTTGCGAATTGCACGTTCCCGACGTTAAACCAGAATACAACGGGCAGTGCGGCTACCTTTACCAGTACTACGCAGAATTCTCAGTTCAACTCCATAGGGGTTGGTACAGCAGCATCAGGTACAGCAGGAGAGATTCGCGCCACTAACAACATAGTCGCCCACTTTTCTGACGACCGGCTAAAAACAAGGCTTGGTCGGGTTGAAAATGCGCTCGACAAGCTATGTTCACTAGAAGGCTTTTATTACGAGCCTAGTGAGACGGCGCAGGCGTTGGGCTACAAAGTTAAACGGGAAGTTGGTGTGTCTGCGCAGGATATGAAGAAGGTGCTGCCTGAGATTGTGGTGCCCGCCCCTATTGACGAGCAGTACATGACTATACAATATGAACGAGCTTTACCTCTCGTCGTCGAGGCAATTAAAGAGCTTCGTGCTGAGCTTACGAGTCTTAAGAAGGAGATCAAATAATGCCAACTACGCTTATTAGTACGGGTATTCAATTCCCCGACAGCACTGTACAGACTACAGCGGCTACTGGGGGCGGTGGTATGAATACGTTTCTCTATACCGCCACGCTTTCTACACCAAACGCGTTTAATTACACGGCAGCAGCAAACCTTAAATCTATCCGCGTAACAATAACTGCCGCAGGAGGAGGGGGTGGGGGTAGAGCTACCGCCACTGCTGGCGGTGGTGGTGGTGGCGGTGCCGGTGGTGGGAATGTAGACCTTGTAATCCCAAGAGCAGACATTATTACTGCTTTTCCTACTGGCCTTGTCCCTGTTGTTGTAGGTGGCGGTGGGGCGGGTGGTGGAACAGCACCCGGCGCTGTAGGCGCTACAGGGGGGTCTTCTAGCTTCGGAACATTTCTTTCTGCGACCGGAGGTAGCGGCGGTACAAGGTTTAACGCCGCAACTGCACCGGGAGGTGCTGGTGGAAC